GCCACACGAACTTCGCGATGGAGAACATCCAGCAGACCGTGAACGGCACGGCGACCCCCTCCGGCCGCGTGTCCGTGACCATCGCCCGCAACGGCGACCTGGTCGGCAACATGTACGTGTCCATGCTCCCGCTGGTGCAGAACACCTACACCGACAACACCAGCTACGACACCGTCTGGATTGCCGAGCGCGCGATCGCCTCCCTGGAGCTGACGATCGGTGGCCAGCGCATTGACAAGCACTACCAGACGTGGTGGCGCCTGTACGCCGAGGTGTTCCTCGGTGAGTCCGACAAGATCAACTACGGTAAGATGGCGTCCACCGCCGTGACGACCATTCCGGGTTCCATCACGGGTGGCAACACGCCCCGCGTGTACCTGCCCCTGATCTTCTTCTTCAACCGCAACCCCGGTCTGTACCTGCCGCTGATCGCCCTGCAGTACCACGAGGTGCGCCTGGACTTCGACCTGACCTCCTACTACGACAAGTACTTCAGCACCGACTTCCAGGTGTGGGCCAACTACGTCTACCTGGACACGGAGGAGCGTCGCCGCTTCGCCCAGAAGGGTCACGAGTACCTGATCGAGCAGGTCCAGCACACCGGCGGTGACTCTATCGCCACCGTGAACGACTCTGCCCAGCTGGTGCGCCTGTCCTTCAACCACCCGGTGAAGGAGATGATCTGGTGCTACGCCAACGCCACCGCCACGACGCTGAACAGCATGTGGAACTTCTCCACCGCCACGGCCAACGTCAACCTGACCGTGAGCGCCAACACGGCCACGGGTGTGACCTGCCTCCTGCCCCACGAGGTGGGCTGCCCGCATCTGCTGTCCAACACGTCTGGCGTGGCTAACGTGTTCTGGATGGAGGATGGCATCCGCCTTGCCGGTGCCGGTGGTGTGGAGGTCGGCCCGCTGAACAACTTCAAGCTGATTCTGAACGGTCAGGATCGTTTCAAGGAGCAGCTGGGCAAGTACTTCAACCAGTACCAGCCGTACGTGTACCACACCGGCGTGCCCTACCCGGGCATCTACGTGTACTCCTTCGCGCTGCAGCCGGAGGAGCACCAGCCGACCGGCACCTGCAACTTCTCTCGCATTGACAACGCCCAGGTGTCGGTGGCGCTGAAGAACGGCTCCCAGGCGACTCTGCAGAAGCTGTTCGCGGTCAACTACAACATCCTGCGCATCCAGTCTGGCATGGGCGGCCTTGCGTTCTCCAACTAGAGAACTACAGAAACTGCTACGCGAAAATAAGGGCTACCGCTTCGGCGGGCTTCGGCCCCAAGAACGTTCGAGGTTCTTGGAGACGAAACTAATATTAGTAAAAACTAAATGATGTTCATTTTCCTTCTTATAATAATGGCTCTGGCGCTTCTCGTCAAGACCATCAGCCCGTTCGTCGCGTTCAGTCCCAAGACTCTCTATACGTCCGCCGTTCCCGAATGGATGCGCGGTGTTGACCCTGGGTTAGACTTTAGGATCGCTTGACAACCTGCCACTCACCGGCGTCCGCACCAAAGTTCTCTTTGATGCTCGCGGCACAGGCCGTCGGGTCAAAGCTCGGGCTACAACAAAAAACATCAACATACACAATTCCGTGCTCTGGATATGTGTGTGCTGAGAAGTGGCTCTCTGAAAGGACAAGCACCCCGGTCGCGCCGTAAGGCTCGAATTGGTGGAACGCCCGCCCTACCACGGAGAACCTGCACTCGGTGACGACGCGATCCATGCACGCTTCAAGCTGCGCAGTGGTTGCGATTTTCACGCCAGTCAAGTGTCCGATGAGGTGCTTCATTAGATAAATGTGTGATTTCTTCTTTAGACGCTGAAGATGGCGCGCGCCGTGAAATAAACGAGCAGGAGCGACATGAATAGAAAGAGGGATCCGAATACGATGTTGGGGAAGTCCTTCGGGGTGGCGGTGCCGGTCGTCTTTTTAAGGGGGTTATTTGCCTGGTAAACGGTGGCGGTGCCGAGCGAGAAGAAGAGGGCCGCGAGCACGAACCCGAAGAGGGCGGTCGCAGAAAGCTCAGGCATTTACTATCTACATGCGATTATATTTTGGGGTGTTCAGTACCGTGAAGAACAGATACATCATGAAAAAGCCAGTGATGATGCTCGTGATCGCCTTAATGTTCACGGCGGGGATCTGACGGCGGCCCGGGTCCAGGAAGTCCTGGATGCCAGTCACCATGAGCAGCACGGACGCGCAGAAGTAAACCGCCTTGGCGAGCGTCCACGTATGGAAGCTGGCCGGCTGTACGTACCCGCGGGACTGGTTGTAAGGGTATGCCATTTATTACTTAAGGATATTTTTATCTGGTTCTCTATGAATTTTGCATACCTGGATGCGCGTGAGCACGTTCTACAGGTCCCGACCGAGCACCTCGATCCTCTACCTTGTGAGCTCGATGACAAATGGAAAAATTTTGAAAAAGAATTGTCAGAATATAAACTCGAACTGTCGACTGGTCAGCGCAACCTCACCATGGCAATGGCCGAACTGACAATCAAACGAGAGGATATTCTGCACATGCGAAGTGTGATTGACGGCATGACCAACCCACGCTTAAAGGGGAGCCTCGTTGAAGTAGTAGACAATCACGAGGTCGAAGAGGGCATCGATGCCCTGACCCAACAATGCAGGGAGATGATGGGACGGGTGGCGGAGATGCAGCGAGTGCTGAAGGAGACGAATGCTGAAAGGTACGCCTCGTTTACTTGTTTTGTCTGCATGGACCGCCTTGTTGACTTGTTCCTCGATCCCTGTGGTCACGTGATGTGCGAGCGATGCTGGTCACGCACATCAAATAAGCGCGAATGCCCTGGGTGTCGCGGGGCGGTTCGTGATCCTAAAAAAATCTACACGCTCTCGTAACTCAGTTGGTTAGAGTGTTGGTCTTATGAGAAATAACTTTCTCGAAGGGTACCAGAAGTCGCGAGTTCAAGCCTCGCCGAGAGCAATTTGGCCGCGTAGCACAATTGGATTAGCGCGCCAGCCTTCTAAGCTGGAGGTTGCGGGTTCGAGCCCCGCCGCGGTCGGTGCGTTAAATCGCACAAATAAAACTAAACCCTAATAATGTGGGGCGACCCACACCTGACCTTAGCTCAATTGGTAGAGCGAGGGACTGTAGACTTTTAGTCTATCCAGGATGTTCAGTCATCCCTAGGTCACGCGTTCGATTCGCGTAGGTCAGATTCTTGCTTTTGTAGCTCAGTTGGTTAGAGCGCCAGACTGTTAATCTGGATGTCGCAGGTTCGACACCTGCCGAGAGCGTTTTTCAATCGTCTTGCTCCGATTGAAAAATTCTTAATTGTTCCAGGCGTTGGGTGGCAGCACCGTGCGCGCGGCGGACCGTCCGCGTGACCTGGTTCGCGCCGGGCTCGCCGAGTTTGTGCGAGGTGCTCTCAGATTCGCCGCGCGTGCCAGAGGACCGGTATTAATCTGATTCGAAATCCACTTCCAAAAATCAATAGTCATCCGGTGCCTGTTGTTTGAATTAACATTTAGGCGGCTTATTCCCGCGCTGGCTTTCCATGCGGCGTTTTTCATGGCGGCTCCGCGTTCGCGGATAATTTCATTGATCATCTGCTTCACACCTACGCGCTGGTTCATCTTGAGGTGGCGGAGATTCTGAATCATGGTCATGGCATTTGCTCTATTTCCATTCTTCCACGCGTGAAACAGCGTTTTTAGGCGCGCCGGATTACCAACGCGCTTGGTCCTCGATGAGATTTTATTACCGTTGATTACAATTCTGTTGTTCACGACCAGCCACACTCCATGGGGATCGGGCCTTCCTGGGACGATTTTCAGACGGCCGCTGTTATTTACAGGTATGTAGTAACCAGGGGGGTATTTAACCCCTAGATTTCTCCACCAGTTTTGAGCAGAAACACCGCGAGCGGGCGTCGGCAGACCGACAGTTACATTTACGTTGCGGTTCATAGCTTAAAGGTGGTAGATAAAATAAAACTATGAAGGCTAGGATCCCCGCTGCTTTGAGAGAGCAGGTCTGGCTTGCTTTTTGTGGCGATCGGCTCTTTAAACACAAGTGCCTCGTCACGTGGTGTGAAAACGTGATGACGCCCTTTAATTTTGAGGTGGGCCACAACGTGCCCGAGTCCAAGGGTGGCGCCACGGACATGAATAACCTGCGGCCCATCTGTGCCAAGTGCAATCGCTCTATGGGTGACGAGTACACCATCGACGGATTCTCACAGCTCTCGCAGCGGCGAGAACAAAAGCATCTATGGGAATGTTTTCGGTTAAAAGAAACTGACGTATAAGTAGTATGGCGGAGATCTTCCGATTCTACCCGGAAGGGCAGATGCTCTTCATCGAAGTGCTCGGTAATGAATACCTTAAGCGCCAGCCAAAAAACCCGGAGGATGCGCAGAAGTTTGCGGAAGGCCTCAAGCCCATTGTGATGCAGGTTGAGGATATGATGCGCGCGAAAAACATGCGGGAGGTTATGGTTCTCAACCTCAAGGGAGTCGGGTTGACTTCACTAAATCCACAGACGGCGACTCAGCTCGTGGGTCTACTGTACACTATCCGGTCCGATGATGAGTCATTTCTAGATCGCGTGGAGATTCACAATTCAAACCCTATTTTCGAAATGCTATACTCGCAAGTCAAGCGCAACTTGCCACCGAAACTCGTGAGTCTAATTACTTTTGTTAATTGAAAAAGTTTTAACATTTAGTGGCGATTCCCACCAGAACGTCTTTGGGTCGGTTTCGTAAAGTTCAAAAAGTTTCTGGTTGTCTTCTTGGCGCAGAATCTCGGGGTCCTTTCCGTCCTGGTCCTTCAGGCCCACTGGGAAATCCTCGAGAAGCACAGTCTTGAGCTCCGACAATTCCGGGGAATAAAGACAGGCGAGTTCAAACCCGATATCTAGGTCGAGGCCGTCCGGCTCGGTGCGGACCCAAAAATGCTCGCAAATTTCATTCGGGGAAATGCAATACCCGTGAACTACCCGCGCCTCTATTTTTCGAGCCGCCAAGTACTTCATGAGTATCGCACAGTGATGAACGACTGAACCTCCAACCTTTTTTAATTTCATACGTTGAGCGATCCGCTTAATATCGAGATCCATTGAGAGGGCTCCTGAAAAAAACGATGTTCTGTGCACGCGATCTGGCATCCGACGGGTGTGAATTTCAAAAAAAGCAAACATGGACATGAAGGCTCTCCGCGCGCCTACGCACACCGCTCTTGAGTTTGCGGCCGCGCGCGCAGGCACACAGTCGCGCGTGCCCCGTGTCGCGCCCAGCGCCGCGCCGCGCGTCCTGGAGCCCGTGATTCGCACAGAGGCGTGGCGCCGCCTTTACGAAGGCGCCGTCCGCGACAAGCTCCCGGAGCCCGAGCGCTTCGCAGACGCGGCGGTCCGCTCGCGCGAAATTGCGCTACTCAAAAAGCAAACGCGCTCGAAAACCCTGGTTCTGACAGAAGCCCCCAAGGCTCACACCTCGGCTGTCGAGGCGAGCTCTAAATCCAAGTGCCAGGCAAAGACGCTCGAGGGTCGCCAGTGCGGCTTCTCCGCCACGTGCGGCTGCTTCTGCAAAAAGCACGCCCCCAAGGAGCCCATGCGCCCATCTTTCCAGCTCACCACAGATAGCCGCCGCTTCACGACTGTGCGTCTGAAGGGATACGTGAACGCCAAGCCGGCGCTCGTGACCAAGATTCTCGGCAAGCCAAACGGCTCGGCCGACGCCAAGATTGAGATGGAGTGGATGCTGGTGTTTGCGGATGGCACACCCGCCACCCTCTTTTACAGCCGCGACGACCCGTCCCTCCACGTGTGCGGAGAAGGCGTTGAGGTCATCAGCCGCATCCGCCAGCTGCTGGCGCTCTAAAATCTTCTTGTGTGTTTAATAGATATGGATTGGAATTACATATGGGCCGCTCTGTTTATCAACTTTATACTTGTCCGCGTCGTCCCCAAGGTTTTGACCAAGCCAACTGGCGTGAAGCCCGTGGATGACGTGGTGCTTTATCTCAACACCCAGGATGGATTTCTGTTGAGCTCGAGTCTGACGCTCGCTCTGGTTATTTTCCTTACGCATTACTGGATGGACAGCAGTTCACCCGGCACCGTTGCCAAAAGCCCCGAGGTGTGAGAATGGTCCCACCGGGTAAGGCGCTGCTCGTAACACGCCGTCATATTACGCACGAGATCCTCGTAGCTCGGGTGGCCCCAAACGAGATCTTTCGTGAATAAGAAATCATCGAATCCGATTGGTCCCAGTGCGCACTTTACCGTGAATGGGGTCTTCACGTATTCTTTGAGACCTCCATAATCTGTGATAATTACAGGTTTGCTACGGAGCGCCGCCTCTACGGCGCCCATACCAACCCCCTCAGAGTGAGAGCAATTCACATAGCAGTGACCCTTGGCGTGAACGTTCTCCATTTGCTCGTCTGACAAAAGGCCATTTATAACAGTAACTTGAGGGTGGTTAATCTGGACCGACTGCACACACGTCGCCTTGAGCAAAAGGCGCGCGTCAGGAAAGTTTTGAATTGCACGCAATAACGCGTTTATATTTTTACGCGGATCTGCTATATTTCCAATTGTGTAAAAAATATAGGGTTCCGTGATTTGATTGATTCTTGGCACGGGTGGAGCGTCGGCGAACAGGTGTAGGATCCGCCAATCACCTTGTGGAAATTGTTCTTTAAAAACTTTTTTACAAAATTCAGAAGCAACATAGAGCGGGGAGTATCTTTCGACAAGCATACCGTAGGCCGGATTGACCGTCTCGGTTTCGCAGATGGTCATATAAATCATTTTTTTACAAAACTTTGCATATTGATCAACCATATCAAGTTGGTGTGCAATAGGCAGTACAAAGGCAAAACCCGTATCATAATTTTGGTGTTTAGAAGGCTGCCCAAACTCGACGTACTCGCCGTCGGCCACAAGGCGGCTGTACCGCTTCGTCACCTGCCCGATCCCCGCGAGGGCTGTCGGCCCTATGAAAAGCCACATTCACTAATTGGTGTTTTTTCCCTTTAGGTCGTGAAGCATCATGCGTGACGCGAGAACCTCAAAGCTTACTTTCGGGAGCCATTTGAGTTCCTCGTTTGCGCGCTTAGGATCAGCCTGTAGAAGATCAACTTCGGCCGGGCGGTAAAACTCGGGGTTGACGCGAATCACGATATTGCCGTTCGCGCCGTCGATCGCCTCCTCGTCCTGCCCCGTGCCGCGCCAGAGAAGGCGAAGCCCCGCCGCCTTGGCCGCCTCCTTGATGAAGTCCTTGATTGTATGGGTCGTGCCAGTTCCGATGACAAAGTCGGTCGCCTCTGCCCGCTGAAGCATCATCCACATAGCCTCCACGTAGTCCTGCGCGTGTCCCCAGTCGCGGCGCGCCTCGAGATTTCCTAGATCGATAATAGGAGGGTTGGCGTTTCCGGCCGCCAGCTCGTTGACGTATGCGGCGAGTCCCAGCGTCGTCTTGCGCGTCACGAAATCTTCACCGCGGCGCTCGGATTCGTGATTGAAAAGAATACCGGTGCTTGCGTGTAGTCCGTATGATTCGCGGTAATTGCGCGTGATCCAGTACCCGAAGAGCTTGGACACGCCGTACGGGCTGCGTGGCCAAAACGCCGTCTCCTCGTTCTGAGGCGCCGGTGCCTTGCCGAACATCTCACTGGTTCCCGCCTGGTAAAACCGAATCTTGTTCTGGAATCCCGACTGCCGGATCGCCTCGAGGATCCGTAGAGTTCCGAGCGCGTCCACGTTGGCCGTGTACTCGGGCTGGTCGAAGCTCACCTTGACGTGGGATTGCGCTCCGAGATTGTAAACCTCTAGCCGCTCGAATTGCTCAAACGAATTAATGAGAGCCGTCATGCGAGCCGTGTCCGTGAGGTCGCCATCCACGACGTGAAAAAACGGATTGCTCTTCAGGTGCTCGATGCGCGAGTGCTTCTTCTCCGAGCAGTATCGCGTCAGCCCATACACGATGTAGCCGCGCTCGAGCAGGAACTCGGCGAGGTACGACCCATCTTGACCCGTTACGCCAGTGATGAGCGCTGCGTGCATTAATGGTAAAGGGTATGGAGTTTTTAACTTGATGAAAATTAAAAAAAACTTTAAAAGGTAGATGACGTTGGCAAACGTATTGCTCATGACCATGTCTGAGATTTTTGGAAATGCGAATTTCAAGCACTATGCGGGCGGCGCGGGGAACGGAGGCCATCTTGCTGGCGGGTTTGTCGGCTACGTCGGAGTTATGTATTTTTTAATAAAAAGTTTTTCGAGTGCGAGCATGCTCTGGGTGGGTGCCATGTGGGAGGGGATGATTACACTGCTCGGGTCGGCCTATGCGTTTTTTGTACTGGGTGAACGTTTCGATTCGTGGGTGCAGTATGCGGGACTGGCACTCGGTCTCGTGGCCATGTGCATGGTGCACGTTGGTGGGGCCCACCGCAATCATTAGAGAAGGGGCTCGTTTGATAACCAAGTATGGACGAGTTTCACAAGCACGTTCTTCACCGTCTAGACAATTTAGAAGGTGAATTACGTGAGTTGCGTGAGGTGACATGGCCGGTCTGTCAGGCAAAACTTGATACTGCAAATAATTTAAACAATATTTTTAAAAAGAAAACTCTTTTGAGATGGTTGGGTGTGGATGAAATCAAGAAATTGCTCGCGTCCAAGGGTTTCCTAATGGGACTCACGCGAGACCAAGTCGAGTGCGAACTTCGGGAGATCCTGGTAGAGGCACGTCCGGTGGACATGGTGTGAGGTCCGTCGTTCCGTCGGTGTGTTTACCGGCCTGGATCATATCCTCGAAAGTCGCTGGTGTCTGTGCGGCGTGATGGCCATCTTTGGCGTGTGCGTACGTCTGAAACTTTTGCCAGATTCGCATGGGCGTCCCGAAGCTGCTCAGGTGCCATCCAGCGTACTGAAAGACGGGAAACTTCCATCTGTTGTCACGAAAGTAGTTGGGCCCGCTGTGTTTCATGAGTTCCACGTTTGTTATGACCGTCCCGAACCACGGCTCGCCTGTAAATAGGTATTTGAGGCTGTACTCGAACATCCACATATGAACCGAGCATACAATAGCAGGTAGCTGCTCGTACCGCACTTTCGTCATGTCCGGGATTTCATCCACGTCGCTTATCATGACGAGCGACTCGTTTGGGACGCCCTCGAGTCCCTTGAGGATCGCGTGACGCTGATACTTCTCCCTGGCCCATGGATTCTCATCCTTTGGTGCCTCGTCGGCCGTCACAATGACGTGCTCAATTTTATGGATCCATTTACTGAATCGATCTTTGTTATTTTGAAAAAACAGTTCTTTAGGTCCCCCCACGTGATTCACCTCTGACTCGACGAGCACGAAACGGTCGACGTGCTCGTCGAGACACTCCAGCCTTAGCTCGAGAATCTCTAATTCGTTATAAAACATAAATGCATCTACAAGCATCCTGTGTACTGATAGTACAGTTTATCCTTATCTTTTAAATCTTGTAAAATTTTGGCGTTATTTGATTGGTGGCCGCCCGGCCCAGCGACGGCGTGAAGAGCGTCCGCCCCAAACCCATATGGGTACTGCTTCACGTGACCGAGATTGCAGTCGGGTGTGAATACAGCCTTGCGCTGCACGCCCGCCTTTTCAAGCAGGTTGCACAGGAGCATGTCGTCGTGCCACGTCACGTCCAAGAGCTCTTTGAACTCTGGGAGGGCATCCTGAACCCACTTGGCCTTGACGATCACGCCCCCGTAGCCCTCGAGCACGTCGAGCGGCACTCCATGCTGTCTCGGAAAAGAATTTTTAAAATAATTTTCAAAGGAAAATCCGGACAGTCCCCACGCTGAACGCTCGTCAGTCTTGTGCCACTTGATGAGGTTGGTGGCGACCCGCGCGTCATAGGACGTGTCGTCGTCAACGTAGATGATGAGGTCATCGGGGAGCAGCTTGAGGGCCGGACCGATGAACTTGGTGCCGGGCCCAAAGTCATCACAGTCGCGGTTGATTATGATCTTGGGGTCGATGTGATGGAGAGCCTCGGGAACCTGCCCGTCCCATTCGGGGAAGCGCGTGTACTTGTGTGGGATGTTGAGCCAGACCTCGTGGCAGGTCTGCCGGGTGAGGGCCTCGAGGATCGGTACAAGCTTGTCGAACCGGCTAGGTATGCTCGTGAGACTGATGACGACCTTCATTTAGGCAATAAGACTATCTCATCTTTAACGTGACCATTGTCAAGGTCCCATGAGGCCCCGTCTATCGTGAGTTTATTGGCCCCCGGGTAAATGAGAGCACCTGACCCAATACGCAAGCACTTGGCTCCTATACCGAGTCGAACCAGGTCGGTCACGTCGTGACCGTCGGCCCGGGCCTCGTGGATCGTCACGAGCTTGCGCGAAGGCCCCTCGTGACCAGTGTACAGCGTCGTCGACTTTGGGCAATATTTTGCGCCGTCGTGGAACCCCACAACCCCGGGTGACTCGTTACTCTCGGTCGAGAACATGTTCGCTTCGGTCCAAGTCGGCATGCGCGCTCCGCGGTGCACACAGTGACTGGCGAAAAACACGTCTTCAGGGAAGGTGTTCGGATCGGGCGTGATGTCGGGAGGCGGGCCGTGACGCGCGGCAATATCGGCCATGAGCGCAGGGTCCCGCAGGGAAAACCCACCGTTTCCCTGAAAAACGCGCGCATCTCCTGTAGGAAAGTGGTTCCATGGGGAGCCTATGTACGCGTAGTCCATAAACTTCAAGAAATCATTCTTGCGGATACCCGTATCTACGTTGAAGATGAGGACACGCGCGCCATGCATACGGGACCACGTGTCCTGCCTGAGCATGAATGCGTTCCACGTCGTCCGTGTTAGGTTTCGACCAATATTAATAAAATTTACATTTGTTTCCGGACCGATGATTGACTTGATGCGAGCCTCGTTGTCGGGTGAGTGAAAGATGGTGAGACTGGCCCATGGGAGCATGCACGAAAAATTTGCAAGGGCATACTTGAGGTCTGGGTGGTCGCGAGTTTCAATGAGGACCCCCTCGAGCGGCGCGCGCACCGGGTGCGTCCTGAAATCACATTCCCAGATTTTAGAAGAAAATTCAGCCCACGAGCTCATAAAGATGATGCTCCATTTGACTTTAGATGGCTGAAAAGAAGGTGTGGTATGCACCTAATAAGTTTGAATCGTACGGTCAAGAAGAAATAAAGGCCGTCGCGGACTGCCTGAACGCCGGTTGGCTCGCGGGCTTCGGCCCCAAGACGGTGGAATTTGAAAATAAAATTTCAGAATATTTTGGAAAAAAGTTTGGAGTGTTTGTAAACTCGGGGTCGAGCGCATGCCTCTTGGCTCTGGCCGCCCTGGATCTGCCGGTGGGCTCCGAGGTGATCACACCGGCCTGTACATTCTCCACAACGGTCGCGCCTATTATTCAGCTGGGTCTCCGACCTGTATTCTGTGACGTCATGCCTACGGCCTACGTCCCGTCCGTTGACGCGGTCCTTGCGAAAATCACACCTTATACGCGGGTGATCATGCTTCCGAACCTCATAGGAAACTTGGCCGACTGGAAGAGCCTTCGTGAGCGCCTTCCCAGATCCGACATCTGGCTCGTCGAGGACTCGGCCGACACGATGATTCACTCGCCATGGTCTGACGTGTCAACAACGAGCTTTTACGCGAGCCACATCATCACTGCGTGCGGGTCGGGCGGCATGGTGATGTTCAACAGCGAGTCTCACAGAAACCGAGCACTCATGTTCCGCGACTGGGGTCGGCTAGGTGACAACTCGGAGCTCGTGACTGACAGGTTCAACCACGTGGTGGACGGCATCCCCTACGATCACAAATTCCTCTACGGCTGCCTTGGGTACAATTTCAAGAGTAGCGAGGTGAACGCCGCCTTTGGCCTCGTCCAACTTGAAAAGTTTGAAAAATTCAAGGAGATCCGTCGGACAAACTTCAGACGGTACATGGACAACCTCGCGGACCTAAGCCAGATTACTCTGCCCGATGATTCACGTGGCCCGAACTGGCTCGCCATCCCTTTACAGTGTGCGGAGCGCATGGAGCTGCTTTCGTTCTTGGAGAATAACAATATTCAGACGCGAGTCACGTTCTCGGGAAACATCACCCGTCACCCCGCGTTCCGCGACCACCTGCAAGAGTTCGAGGCGGCCGATCGCATCATGCGGAACGGCTTCCTCCTAGGGTGCCACCACGGAATGACGACGGACGACGTTGATTATGTATGCTTAAAAATTAAGGAGTTTTATAACTCAAATGTTCAAGGACTGTCGGGGGACCCTGCACTCGCTTAAAAATCTCCCCTTTGACCCCAAGGAAATTCTAGTATCTGAAAATGCAAAAAATGTGGTGCGCGGGTTGCACATGAGCCCGTATCCAAAGATGATATACGTGACGCGCGGGTCCATCCACGACTTTTTCTGGACCGAGTACGGCACTACACAGGTGACGCTGCACGCGGGAGACTCGCTTCTGATCCCGGCGGGTTCGGCCCATGGCTTTTACGCTATCGAAGAGTCGGAGGTTGTGTACCTGCTCGGGGGCGCCTTCGACCCCGTGGCCGACCGCAACATCCATTGGCAGACACCGGAATTCAATTTCAATTTTGAATTTGATACATCACGGGTCATATTATCAGCCAAGGATACGGATGCAGCCTGGTTTCGCGAGTACGACTACCTCGTTCTGGGCGCGTCCGGGTTTCTCGGGAAGAGGTGCGTCGAGTCGCTCCGCGCAGCCGGTAAGACGGTCTTCGAGTCTCAGGCGCGCCTCGCGGATACGGTTGCGATTCACCGGCAGGTGACCAAGTCGCGCGCCAAGTATGTCATCTGCGCGGCTGGTATTTCTGGCCGCCCGACGATCGACTGGTGTGACGAGCACGAGCAAGAGACGTTCGAGACGAATTATCTCGACGTCTTGAATCTCATGCGGACCGCTCGAGAGTGTGGCGTGCACTTGACGATATTCGGGTCGGGCGCCGTGTATACGGGCACCAAGGAACGGTACACTGAAGATGACCAGCCAGATTACGAGACGAAGGTGTACTGTCGGCTGCGCTGTTGGCTCGAGCGGCACGTGACCGCGGGCGTGTTGTATCTACGCATCATGTACCCTTGCACCTTTGACGGTGACCCCAAGTGCTTCAGGACCAAGATGTTGTCCCGAAAGGACACCGTACATGATGGCGTCGTCTCCGTGACGCCGGTGCGCGACCTGTTTCCTCACCTACCTACCCTCATAGAGGGCCGTGTTTCTGGTATATTTAATTTTGTATCGGACGGGACGATCAGCCTCAAGACCCTCGCAGGCGTGCCGACCACGAGCGGCGCTGCGCCGTCACGGGGAGGATATGAACTTGTGGCCGATAAACTATCTGCGTACATTCCAGTCATAAAAACAGATGACGTAATTCTAGACAGATGAGGATCCTCGTGACGGGAGGACTAGGCTTCATCGGATCAAATTTTATAAAGTGGATACTCGAAAAAAAACAGGACTTCTACATAATCAATGTGGACAAGTGCACCTATTGTTCTAATATAAAGAACGTTCCGGAGCACCCGCGCCACAAGCACATCCGCGCCGACATCACCGACAGGGCCCGACTGACTGAAATCTTCGCGTTTGAGAAGCCGGATGTGGTGGTGAACTTTGCGGCCCAGAGTCACGTTGACAACAGTTTCGGTGATCCGATCCAGTTTACTATCGACAATGTCCTAGGGACTCATGTGCTACTCCACGTCTCGCACGAATACGGCCGACTCGTCAAGTTTATTCACATAAGCACAGACGAGGTGTATGGGGAGGTGGGCCCGGGCGAGATGTCCTGCGAGCGGTCCCTTCTGAACCCGACCAACCCCTACGCGGCATCAAAGGCTGCAGCTGAATTCCTCGTGAGATCCTACGGTCACTCTTTCAATTTCCCATGGATAATCACGCGGGGGAACAATGTGTTCGGTCCTCAACAGTACCCTGAAAAACTCATTCCAAAATTTATAAATCAAATTGCGGAGGACCGGCCCTGTACCGTCCACGGGAACGGCGAGACCCGACGAAACTTCATATATGTAGATGACGTTTCTAACGCGCTTCAGGTTATTCTGGAGCGGGGCGAACTTAACTGTTTTTACAATATAGGAACCCGAAACGAGTTTTCAGTTCTAGAAATTTTTGAAAAACTTCGGCGCCCGGGGTCATCCATGGTCCGCGTGCCGGATCGGCCTTTCAACGACAGTAGGTACTGCGTAGATTCCCGTCCGCTCATGGCACTGGGCTGGCGTGAAAAAGTGCCCTTCGATGAAGCGATCGAACGGACTGTAAGATGGTACACTGAAAATAAGGATTGGTGGCCCTTGGAAATTAATGCACGTGTGGTATAGGTTCAGTGACGCCACGAACGGTGGGACCGTCAAGCCTCGGCCTCCGGGTTTTTGTAAAAGAAAAGTTTTTGAAAATTTTTTAAAAGTTTTTGGAACGAGTGAGGTTCACGTCATTGCTGACCGCGTCCGACCCGACACGGCCGAGTGGCTCCGGGCCCGGTGCTCGAACGTGGAGGTGACGGACATTGGTAACGGAGGCGACTCGACGTGCTGGGCGTTTAAACGGGCCCTCGCAGTTTGCATTCCCGGTGATCTCATCTACTTCTGTGAGGATGACTATTGGCACCTTGACGGGTCCGAGGCGATCCTGCGCGAGGGGCTCACCATCTCACACTACGCGACACTGTACGATCACCCCGATAAGTACATGACCGGTGTCAATCCTCTGATTAGAGTGCACCCTGGTGAAGTGTCGCTCGTGCGGCGCACGCCGAGCGTGCACTGGAAGTATACTAATAGTACGACGCTAACCTTTGCGACGCATTACGAGGTGCTTCGTCAGGATCTGGGCATCCTGAACAAGCACTGTGGCGACGGAAAGTCGCACGATTTTCAGTTATTTTGCGATCTATTGGGCCGTGGTCGAGCTCTCGTATCACCAATGCCGGGGTACTCAACACACATCCATATTCCGTGGATAACCCCGGAAGTTACTCCGGCTTTCGGACAATGAGCTGACCCGGAATTTCTTTGATATGGATCGGTTCGAAAATTTTACAAAAAGCGTCTATACCCGTGCGAGGATTCTTGATATCATCGAGCTTGGTGCCCTCCATGGTCCACGTGTAGTCGTCGAAAATCATAAAGCCACCGGGCTTCAAGAGGCGCCATGAGAGAACAGCATCCTCTAGAGCATCGCGAGAGTAATGGGAACCGTCGACGTAGACGAGATCGAAAGAGGGCGAGGCGGTAGGAAACGCGCGAAGGACGTCGCCCGACATGCCGCGCCTGACCGTCACGCGTTCCCCAAAACGCTTGACGTTCGAACTGTAGCGATCGAACAGACCATCCTTCATGGACTGGTCGTGCTCTTCGCTCCCCTCCCACGTGTCAACGCACGTGACGTTCGCCTCTGCGTAGTTGTCCAGTAGCCAACACGTCGTGCGCCCTTCGAAAGACCCAATTTCAAGAACATTTGAAGGCGTGAAATTATGCGATGAGAAGATGGGCTGCCAATATCGCACGTTCCACGTGGTCCAGTCGACGGTGAACATTTCGTATATAGTCCTATATTTCTTAAAGTATCACTTGAGCGTGAGCATGTACAGCGTCGAGCGAATCAGAGCTACAATCTCATCATAAATATTTTTAAGATATGAATCCTTGGACAGGCGGCCCATGGCGCGGACGCGAACGAGCAGGGCCCGGAAATACTCCTTGGCCTTGCGGGGATCCTTCATAAAGCGCTTGTTCACGGTGATTGAACGGAGGCGGCCGTACTTGCCCATGTACGCCTCGGCCCAAGCATCGAGTAAAGGGACGATACCCTCATAGTACGCCTGAAGAGCTTTGTGCTCGGCAAATGACGGTGTCGTCAGGTGAAAAGCGTGCGCCTGCGTGCGCGAGTTCATGAGAGAGCCCACAAACTTCGAGGCGGTGGCCATATTAATTTCTGCATAGAAATTAATGGCGGATCCCGAGTTTACAGAAATTCGGATCGCGCCCGGCACGATCCTCTACAAGGGCCTCCCTGTATCATGTAAAACTATTCTAAAAGATATTAGATATTTTTACCTGACGGATGACCAGGCTCACGCGCGTAAATACGGGAACGTGTGTCCGTACCGGGTCAAGAAGCTGCTTCGACTTTTTGAAATGAATCATGAAAATATTAAAAAACTTCTTGCAATCCCGGGGCTGTCCAAGATGACCAAGTGGCGGCTCGAGACGGCGTTTGGCACCGGAATCACGGCCGGTGAACAGGCGCGCCGGCTCACATCCCTCAAGGTGGGCAGCGTCCCAAAGGGCATCGATCCCGACCTCGCCGGACAGCGCGCTTCTTGGAAAATTTTAAACAAAAAACTTGGAACTTATCTGTCTCAAGATTTTTTGAGAATGCGAGGCTACGACGGCTACTATGCAGAGGGCAAGTGGTCGGTGTTTCACAGTGGGTATTTTTCGTCCGAAATTATGCTCACCAATGCATACCAGAAGATCGAGCGCGCCGAGGGCCGGATGCCCGTCCTATCTCTCCGCGAGCTGTCCTTCCCGCAAGCACTTGCGCGCCTCTTTATGGAATACAGTAAGCAAGAGAAGAGATTGATAAAAACTCAAAAAGAATTTATTCTTTTCTGCACCGGTGGGCAGGCTGTCAACTTGTACCTGCGCCAACGCACGCGCGCGGCCCGTTTGCGCCTGATTCGTCAGACGAGTGATTTTGATTTTAGTTTTGCAGTTGGGCGCGCCATCACCACGCTCACCGAGCTCAAACGCAAGGGTGCGGCTATGCGCCGCGTGATGCAGACCCACATGGATGGATTTGCAAAATTTATAAATAAAAATTATAGAGGTGCGAATGTAGAGGTGCGGTTCAAGCCCGGGAGGCGCGTTCTCCATCCGCCTATGCAGGTGCCGGCCACGGGACGGCGCACGTACCTCGTGTACACGTGGCAGTTGAAGGTGGGCACAAAAATCATCGACGTCGCGGACTCGGCGCTGGCTCTCTACCCCGGGGTTTCCCGCTCGTGGCTAAGCACGCGCTTCTCTATAGCTACTGGTATACCAATTCAACAGGCGAGATATCAATTGATAGATGCTCTTGGAATATTGGCCGGGTCCTTCCTGCACAAGACGCAGGTGGCGCGCAGAAATCCTCTTACTGGTAATACTCTCAAGGGTGGTAAGAACGTAGCTCGCGCCAATCAATTGAGCCGAGTTATTACAAATCATAAAAAGAATTACGATCCGAAACTTGTCAGACTCTCCATGAAAACAAAAAATTTATTATCAAAAATTAAAATTAAAAATATTCGAGGAGCTCGGATCGAGGCGGCGACCATCGAGGCTCTTGTAAAAAATTTGGTTGTGCGGACATGATGCAGGCGCAAGAAGCATCAATTTTCACAAACTCACACAGTCTCAAACATGGCCGCCTCTTCCTTCGCCCTTGCCTGCGACGCCCTTGCCCGCGAGCGCGACCGCGTGTTCATTATGCGTGTCAGCACCGATTACAAGATTGATTTCGCTGAGCTCGAGGCCAAGTATTTGGTTGAGGCTGAGACTGCTATCAAGGTGCCTAAGCAAAAGAAGGCGCGCGTGGCCAAGGTGAGCGTCGAGGGTGGCAAGCCTGCGGAGGAGCGCTGCCAGGCTCTCACTGCAAAGAAGGGTCAGTGCAGCTTCAGCTCACTGAAGGGGGAGTGCTTCTGCAAGCGCCACCTGAAGCAGCAGAATGAGCCCAAGCAGGACGTTCCCAAGGCGGTCAAGCCCGTGTCAAAGAAGCCCCCTGCCAAGGTTGAGCCGGTGCACGAACACGAGCTGGACGGCGAAAAGCACGCCGACTGCAACCTGTGCCAGACGCACGGGTCCGTGCTGACCGAAGAGAAGGAGTTTGAGGAGGCGGCCGAGCCGGCGCCCGAGCCGGTGGAGGCGCCCAAGCACGTGACTGAGGAGGATCCGGCCGGCTCGTCCGACGACGACGAGGAGGATCTGATCGAAGAGAAGGAGTTTGAGGAGGCGAGGGAGAGCGACACGGAGAGCGGCGAGGAGAGCGGGTTTGATGAGGAGTGAGCGCGCGCGTGTAAAAAAACAGTTTTGTGACCACCAGCGTCTCGCGCCGCGTCTAAAAAAATCACAAAATACAAATGGCTC